TGTCAGGCGTTGGCGGTTCCGCTCACCTGGTGGAACGACAACCCGTCGCCGAGCGAAGACGGGGACGAAGACGTCGATCTACGCGGGAAGACAAAGCGGACCCAGAAAGACGCCGTTGTCAAGCAAGAGGTCGATGGCGTAACCGTCCTCCATAGCAAGCAGTCCAGCAAGGTGACGATCCACAAGGATCCAGAGACCGTGCAGGAAGGCAAGGACGAGAAGGTTTCCGACAAGAAACCCTGGAAGGGCAACCGCGCCAAGGCGAAGCACTCGCGCACTTTCGACAAGGACGGCGGCTACATGGTCGTCATCAATGAAGGAGACGACGAGAAAGAGCACAAGATCACTGTCCATCCAGACAACGCCGTCGAAGTCTCCGTCTTCAAGGACAAGCACAAAATCACGGTGAACCGAGACGAGATGAAGCTGTCTTTCGACGGACAGCACGAAACGACCTATTCCTCTCAGGGCATCCGGCACAAATCATCCGCGAAAGTGCAGATCGAAAGCCCGCAAATCGAACATGCTGGCGATCTGAAGATCACCGGCACATTGCTCGCGCTCAAACAGATCCAGAGCCTCATCGGGGTGAAGGCCCCACTGCTCGGCGGTCTACCCGGCGACGGCGGCGACGCAACAAATTGGTGACGCCATGCCATCTTCGACCGGAATCGACCGCGAGACAGGAAAGCCGCTCGCGGACTGGGATCACACCGTTCAGTCCATCCTCGTGATCCTGTCGACGCAATTCGGGGAACGGGTGATGCGCCGGGTTTTCGGATCGGCCGTTCCGCGGGTGCTCGGCAAAAACCTCGTGCCGGAAACGATGCTCAAATTCTACATGGCCGTGGCCGTCGCGATCGAATTGTGGGAGCCTCGCTTCCGGGTTCGGCGCTTCGAATATCCTGGCGCCACGAACAGTCCGGACGCGATGCGTCAGGGAAAGATCAGCGTTCGGATGATCGGCGATTACATGCCGCGCGCGCTGGAAAAGGATTTTGCGGTCGAAGCCGTCCGGACAGTGGCGCTGTAGATGTCGCGTTTCCCCTTCGCCAACCTCGACCTGTCGCTCATCCCGGCGCCACAGGCGATCCAACCCGTCGACTATGAGCTGATCCGCGCCGCGCGTCTTGCCGATCTGACCGCGCGCTTCGTCGCCAGTGGCATTCCTTTCAACGTCGCCACGCTCGAAAGCGACCCGAGCGTCATCCATCAGGAGGAGGACGCCTGGCGGGAGATGCTCGATCTGCAGGCGATCAATGACGCCGTGCAGGCGGTGTTGATCGCCTTCGCGGTCGGGAGCGACCTCGACAATCTCGGCGCGCTTCTGGGCGTCCGCCGTCTGACGGTCACGGAGGCGACCGACAGCGCGTCAGCCGTCATGGAGAACGACCCGGATTTTCGCAGTCGGATCCGGATCGCCCTCGATGCGACCGCGGTGGGACTGACCGGCAACGGCTACCGCACCATCGCGCTGCAGGCGGCGCCGGCGGTGAAGGCTGTCTCCTTCATCAAACATGGCGGCGGCCAGATCGATGTCATTTTGCTGGGGCGCGGCGAGGATGGCGCGGTGGATGAGGCGTCGGTAAAGGCCGTTCGCGACCGGCTCAACGCCGATGACGGCGGCCAGCTGACAGACATCGTCACCGTGCGCTCGGCGCGGCCGCTTCCCTACGACATTGTCGCCGAGGCCCTGATCCCGCCAGGGCCGACGCCTGCAGTGATCCGGAACGCGTCCGTTTCCGCGATCACCGCCGCCATGAACGCGCTGAAGGTCATCGGCGGGCGTGTCCCGACCGACGCCATCATCGCCGCCGGCCGCGTGCCGCCCATGAACAAGTTCCGGCTCGTCGCGCCGACGGAGGATATTCTGCCCGAGCCTGACGAGGCGCCGTATCTGCGATCCGTCTCGGTCACTCTTACGGTGGCGGCGTGAGCGCGGAGACGCTGCTCCCGTCCAATTCCACGCCATGGGAGCTTGCGCAATCACTGACCGCGGCAGCGCGCCGGCCGCTGCCAACCGACTTCCCGCGGCGTGTCTGGGATCCGGACCTCTGCCCTGAAGAATTCCTGCCTTACCTCGCGTGGGGCCTCGGCCTCGAAATCTGGAAGGATGCGTGGCCCGAGGAAAAGAAGCGGGCGATCATCAAGCGCATCTGGCGCCTGAAGCGCCGCAAGACCACGCCGCAGGGGATCAGGGATTATGTCGAGCTCACCGGGAGCGAGATCGTCAAGGCGGTCCGGCCAAAAGATCGGATGTGGTGGGTTCCCGCCATGTCGGCGGCGGAACGCGCCGCCATCGACGAACGTTTGCCGGAGATCCGCATTTTTCCCGCGCCGCCATCAAAAGCGGCCGGACCGGGTCAGATTTTCTTCAACGTCTCCTTCTGGGGACAGGGCGCGCGCTACGCTGACGATGCGAGGCGGTCATGGCTCGATCGGGCCGTCTATGTCGATGAGGACGGCGAGCATCCCGTCACGATCACCGGTCTCAACGGAGAGGCTGTCGACGACAGCTACGTTATCCAGTTGCGGGCGAGCGCCACGGTCAAGGGCTTCTACGGAGTTGCTCAATTCGCAGAGGGGCGATTTCGCATCCCGTCAGACGCGGACCAGCATGTCATCGCCATCGCGCCGGCGGAAGGCGCGTTGACCTTCTCTGTTCCGGCAGGGCTCATTCCAGCAGCCGTCCGCCCGGAGCCGAAGGCGGAGATCGTGACGGCGCCCGTCTACAAGGCGTTCCACTGGCCGAGTTTCTTCAACGCGTCGTTCCGGACGCCCTCCGACGCGCACGATCATCTCTATGACAGTCTGAGATTCATGGACCCGACGAAAATCGGCGCCCACGGGCGGCCCATGTCCTTCTGGAGCTGGTCGCGCTCTGGCATCCCGTCTTTTTCGGCGGAACTGACCCTGCGGGCGCCGACGCCAAAACCCTTATGGCAGTTCGGCTCCTTCTGGGGGCAAGGTTTCTGGGCCGCGACGGACCTGTCGCTGCTCTGGGACGCGTTGGAGGCCATCCGGGTTTCCCAGTCGGCGCGCGACGACATCAACGTGTCCCTGCAACTCTACCGTGAAATCACTTTCTCCGCCGGGCTTCGCTTCGGCGAGTTCGATTTCGGCGGCTATCAAAAGGCGGCTTGAATGGAAAACCGGGTCAACTTCATCGCCTATGCCGAGAACGTCCCCGAAGACGTCAATAACCTGCAAGCCTATGTCTCGGCTTCGCTCGATCATATCGTCGTCGACACGCTCGTGCAGGGCTCGAAGTTTTCAGGATTCCTGACGGCGAAAAGCGGACCCGCGCAGGTCGTCGTAACCGCTGGACGTCTCTACAGGAATGGTGTGGTTTACGCCCGCACGACGCCCACGACATTCGACTTCACCACCCAGCTGCCCGTGGCGGCGAAGAAGAAGGTTCTGATCACCGCGTGGGGAACGGAGGTCGACACCGGCGCCACGCCACGCAACGTGCTGATCGCCGCGCAGTCCACCCCGCAGAATCCCGTCTATCAGCCCCAGATCCTCGAGATCACCCATTCCCGGATCGTCAATCTCGGCACGTCAGTCGGCGCAGAGGCGCCCGATCCGGCCGCCCCGGTGATCGACGCCGCGCTGCTCTTGCTCGCGACCGTGATTTTATCGCCCACCGGCGTCGAGAGCGTCACGATCGCCACAGAGAACGAAGTCGGCAATCTCGAAGACCTGAGCGACCGGGTGACCGACATCGAGACGTGGGAGGCGGTCGCCGCGCCCATGATCCTGTCGCTCGCTTCCGACATCGCCCGCATTTCCAACGACCGCAAGAACGATCAGAGCGCCGATCTGACCGGGCGCATCCTCGGCCGCCTCGCGGTGCTCGAGTCGCGCGACGGCATTCCCTCCAACGCCGCCGACAGTCTCGCCGATTTCTTTCTCGATCCCGCGACCTCCGATCTCGGCCATGTCGCCTCGAACTGCAAGGTCGACGAAGGCGTGCGCTTCGCCGATGATGGCGTCAACGAGACGGCGCTGCAACTCTTCAACCCGCTCAACCCGCAGGTCACTGTCGCCAATGGCGTGCTGTTTCCGACCTATGAGGCGGCGCTGCGCATCAGCGTCGGGCCACAGACCGGATCGGTCAGTCTCGCGAGCTACACCTATCAGACCGTCGAATTCCTCAGGAAGCAGATGTCCCGAACGCGCATCCGCTGGGGAAATCCCTTCTTCGTCTGTACCAATTCGGCGTTCTGGCAGTCGGGTCGATATGACCCGGTGACGCATGTCTTCGCGCGCAACGGCGAAACATTCCAGATCGCCCCGGAGTATCAACAGGCGGCGCTCGTCCCCCATGTCTTCATCCGCATAACGCAGTTCTGGACCGACACCTACACAGAAGCCTACTGGGACATCAACAAGGAAAACTTCACCGTATCCGGCGCCTCCGTCGAAGAGACATTCCCGGTCGGTCAGGACATGTGGCTGCACTCGATCGCGCTGAGGTTCACCCAGCTCGACTCCTCCGGCGCGGTCACCATGGTTGTCTGCGAATGCACGTCGACAGGCGAAATCGATCCGACGCGCGTGATCGGAAAGGCCACCGTCGCGCATGGATCACTGTCCGCGAACGGCAAGACCGCTTTCATCTTCGGGACGCCGGTTTTCCTGAAGGCCGGCAGTCGCTACGGGTTTCGCATCATCAGCGGCGCCAACCATTACATTGCGACCGCGAACGGGCCAGCCTTTCCCAACGGCATGTTTTTCACCATGATCGGCGGCTACGCCATCGCCGATCCACAGAAACATATCGTCTTCGATCTTTACGCCTGTCGCTTTCAGCAAAGTCTCGTGGCGATCGATCTGCAGGGGCTTCAGCTCTCGGGCGGCATCGTCGGCATTGATATTCTCGCAGAGTCGGTCGTCCCCTCGTCGGTGAGCCTGACCTACGCCGTCCAGATCAATGGCGCATGGGTTCCGCTGGACCGCATCAATGCGGGCGTGCTCAACGCCGGCGGCGCGCTGCCGCCCTTGCTGCCGTTCCGGGCCGTATTTCAGGGGACGCCGGACATGATGCCCTGCGTCGGCCTGCTCAACTCGCGCGTGCGCGTGGAGCGGCCCAAGACGGCGTTCGCGCATTATTGGCCCGCGGGTGGGCGCACGCCGCCGGCGTCGACCGCGCAAATCCGGCTGACGGTGCGCTACGAGAATTTCGACCCGCTGATCCATGCAACGAGCGTCAGGCTGCTCACCGGAACGGGTTTCGTCGCCGAAACTGCCGCCTCTTCCTACTCGGACGTCGCGCCGGAGCCGGGCGTGATCGAACGCACCTATGTGTGGAACCTCGGCGCGTCCGTCCCCGCATTCAAGTTCAAGGCAACCGGCTCGTCCTCGACGCCGCTCAACGTCTTTCACATCGCCTGGTTCAAGGACTGGGTTCTCTGAGGGAGATGGACATGACAAAAACCCCGGCACGGACCCGCAGCGTGAATGCGCCCGCGGATCCTGTCTATTCTGAAGTGACTCTCTCGCGCGCCGTCGAACTGCAGGGCCATGCCTATCGTCCCGGCGTGAAGCATGTCGTCGACGCCGCGACGCTGGCGGCGCTTGGCGACGCTGTAGCGACGAAAAGGCCGATGAACGCATGAGCATCCTTCCGCCCGAGATTGACTTCCGGGTCGACAAGGCTGCTTCTCCCGACCGCATGAACCGCGCGACAGCCCATATCGACGCGCGGCTGCGGGCGCTGGAAGCCTACAGGCCGAGCTTCGATCAACTGTTCGCCGAGCTTCAGATCTTCGGCCTGCAGCGCGTCAACGAGGCGGTGGCGCCGTTGCTGCAGGAGCTTGGGCGCGTGCAGGCACTCGGGTTTCTCAATGCGCCGATCCAGCCGGGGACGACCGCCTATTTTGCGCCCGGGCCAGTGACAGTGACGATTTCGGAAGATCGCCGCAACGTCTTCACGCCCGCGCCATGGGTGATGCTCGTCAGCGACAGCGTGCCGGACAGCTATGTCCTCGGGCGAAAACTCTCCTACGACCAGGAGACGGGGGAACTGCGAATCAATGTGACAAACCAGTGGGGAGCCAATTCCCTGCTGGCCGATGTGACCGTGTGGGGCGTCGCCGGCGGCGCGCTCTCGGCGCTGGAAAGCGCCACGAAATCTATCGACGCAAAAATCGCCGCACAGACGGCGAGCACCGCGGCCGTGTCCGCGGCGGCGACGATATCGGGCTCCACAGCGACCGCCGTATCGGCGGCGCAGACCGCGTCCACGGCGGCCAACAACGCCGCGGCCAGCGCCGCGCAGGCGGCGATCTCGGCGGCGTCGATTTCAGATGGGCCGGTGCTTTCGGTCAATATGAAGTCAGGCGCTGTAACGCTCAATGCTGCGGATGTCGGCGCTTACGCCGTGGCGCAGATCGACGCGATGCTGGATCCCGGTTTGTTTTGATGAGACCGCAAAATGACAGATCCCGCACCCGTTCGCCGCGCACAGTCAGCGCGCAGCCAGAAGAGAAAACTCTCCGCCTCGATCGAGGTTCAGGCATTTGACGCACGCTGTCTTCATGGCCTTTCACTCAATTCGAGGATTTTTCTTGCGTTTTCGGCGCCCACCACCGGAAGGCCTTCCGGATCCAGCAGTCCGATCTGAACGAGGACGCTCGCCTGATCCCAGTAAATATGTTCGTGGGAGACCTTGCCATCCTTGATTCCGACAATGACAGCGAATGCTGCTTCGACCCGTTTACCCGTTGGCGTGATCCCGGGGAGCATCCAGTCTATGACATGGGTGTGGGTAAAGGAGATGATCAACTCATCGACGATCTGGCTGTGACCTATTGTCTGCGAAACGGACGTCATTTTAACGTCTGGCGGGAAGAACTTTCCAACCAGATGGTTTGCATAAAAGCTACGGACGCCGTCCTGGCCGAATCCACCCATGGACGTTGGCAAATTTATCAGGTGCGGATCATCACACATCGTGGCCATCGTCGTCTCGAGGTCTCCCTCGAGTTCGGCTCCGACATGTTTTTGAAAAAGCTTCACCATTGATGCTTCGGCTTCGGAAAGCATGACCTGACTCCTCGCGCCTTTCGGTCGTGATACGGATTGAACCGTCGCACATCGGCTGAACGATCGCAATTTGGCGGCATGGCGTCATACGAAGAAACGAAGCGCTGCGGCGCCGGACGTCGTCATATTCTGTTGGGGCGCTGAATGACTGATCCCGTACCCATTCGCCTTGTTATCGGCGATGATTGGGTGCTGCCCTTCACCTATCGGGACAAGGACGGCGTCGCAATCGATCTCTCCGGATATGGCGTCGGCGGCGACGTGCTGTGGCCGGACGGCCGGATCGGATTTGCCGAACCAAATGGCGGCGCGGAAATTCTCGATCAGAGTCTTGAAGCCACCCGCGGCAAATTCGTGCTGACCCTTGATCGCGCCGCGACCATAAAGGCGCCGGCGAACAAGTCGGGGACGCATCTGCGCGCCTTTCTGATTACGCCGGATGGCGAGATGCGCAGTTTCCCCGCCTGGCCGCTCTGCGTCGAAGCGCGATGAGCACGGATCTCGTCCTCGCGCTCGACGTCGCGGAAATTGCCTTCAACGGAAGCCCCGCCGCCTCGCTCACGCTCGACATCGCGTCGCCACAGACACTGCAGATCGCGGCCGTCCCTGCCGTAGCGCTCGACGTAGCGATTCAAGCGCCCGTGCTGGTCTCGGCTGCTGAACAGGGCCCGCCTGGACCGCAAGGCATACAGGGCTTGCCCGGCGTCCCTGGTCCCCCGGGCGGCCTTGATCCAAACGTCGTCATCGATGGAGGTAACTGGTAGTGGCCAACACCATTCGTCTCAAGCGTCGCGCCGCAGGGGGTGCCAGCGGTGCGCCAGCGTCGCTCGCCTCCGCCGAGCCCGCCTACAATGAGCAGGATGACACGCTCTATTACGGCAAGGGCGATAGCAGCGGCGTCGCCACATCGATCATTCCAATCGGCGGCAAAGGCGCCTTCGTCGATCTGTCGAGCGCCCAGTCGATCAGCGGCGTCAAGACTTTTGGCAGTTCCCCGGTCGTGCCGACGCCCGCCACTGGCGACAATTCGACCAACGCCGCCTCGACGGCCTTCGTCAAGGCGCAGGGTTACCTCACGGGTAATCAGTCGATCACGCTCTCCGGCGATATCACCGGCGCAGGCGCCACCGTAATCGTCGGCACGCTCGCAACCGTAAACAGCAATGTCGGAACCTTTACGAAAGTCACGGTCAACGGCAAAGGTCTCATCACCGCGGCGACGAATCTCCTCGCCGCCGACATTCCGACACTGACCGCGTCAAAGATCAGCGATTTTGATGCGCAGGTCCGCACCTCGCGTCTTGACCAATTGGCGGCGCCCACGGCTGACGTGTCGCTGAACAGCCGAAAGATCACAAATGTCGCGGATCCGGTCAGCGCGCAGGATGCCGCCACCAAAAGCTATGTTGATGGCGTCGCGCAGGGTCTCGATGCAAAACATTCCGTCAGGGCGGCGACCACTGCCAATATCACACTTGCCGGCGCGCAGACCGTCGATGGCGTGTCTGTCGTCGCGGGCGACCGCGTGCTGGTCAAGAACCAGACCGCCGCGGCGCAGAATGGGGTCTATTTCGCGCAGTCTGGCGCCTGGACGCGCGCGCTCGACATGGACGCCTGGTCGAAAGTTCCGAACGCCTTTGTCTTCGTCGAACAGGGAACGACGCAAGCCGACACCGGCTGGGTCTGCACCGCTGACGCCGGCGGAACGCTCGGAACGACTGCGGTCACATGGACGCAATTTTCATCGGCGGGCTCCTATATCGCCGGCGCCGGTCTGACGCTCACCGGCGCCACGTTCGATGTCGGCGGCACAGCCAATCGCATCGCTGTCAACGCCGACTCGATCGATATCGCCGCGACCTACGCCGGTCAGGCCTCCATCACCACGCTCGGCACGATCACGACCGGCGCATGGAACGGCGCGGCGATCGGCGTCCCCTATGGCGGCACGGGCGCCACAACGCTCACCGGCCTTGTCAAAGGCAACGGAGCCGCCGCCTTCACAGCGGCGATTGCCGGGACAGATTATCTCACTCCATCCAGCATCATTGACGGGGGCGTGTTCTGATGCCCAATGTCGTCAAACTGCTCCGTTCGACCACACCCGGCGCCGCGCCCTCATCGCTCGTCAGCGGCCAGATCGCCATCAACGAAGCCGATGGCAAACTCTTCTGGTTGAGCAGCAATGGCGTCACCATCAAATCCGCTACGCTCAACAACCTCGACGCAATCCTCGCCGGCAAACTGACAGCGTCGAACAATCTCTCTGATCTGACTAGCCCCGTAACGGCGCGCGCCAATCTCGGCCTCGGATCAGCCGCGACGCTGACAGCGGGGACCGCCGCCAACAACGCGGTGCAACTCGACGCAAGCGCACGGCTGCCCGCCCTCAATGGTTCGCAGCTGACAAATATCGCCGCGCTCTCTGCGACGTCAGCATCTTCAGCGACCCTCGCGACAAAATCCTCGACCCTCGCTCAGGGCGGCGCCAATGGCGCGGCGATGACCTTCAACTGGTCGGGTCAAGGCGGTCAGCCGTCATGGCTTTGGGGCGGCAATGACGGCGTCAATCACTATGTCTGGAACCCCGCGAATTTCAGCGTCAACAACGCCGCCAATCTCGGTGGCGTCGCAGCGTCGTACTATGCGCTGAAAAGCGATGTCCCGGTCCTCATCACGACACTGTCAGGCAGCGCTGTCGGGTCGCTCGCACATTCGAGCTGCTTCTCGTCCGCCTTTAGATTATACGAAGTCGTCCTCGAAAACGTCTATGGCTCCGTAAACGGCGCCGCCCTTTACCTGCAACTCCATGTCGGAAGCTATCAGGCGTCGGGATATTCATCCTACACGGCCATCTGGAATCCCGGCGGCGCGGCCGGCTATTACTACACCACCTTTATTGACATGCTGGGCGGAGGACGGCTGGTGAGTAACGCGACATGGGGCGGCGTCAGCGGCGTCCTCTGGTTCGTGAATCCGGCATCGACGACATACGCGCCCCACATGCTCGGCCGCACGTCATTCGCGGACGCCACCTACGGCCCTTACGCGGCCTGGACCCACATCTCGGCGATGCGAACAGCGCTCGGCGCGGTGACGGGATTTCAGCTCTATCCCTCATCCGGAACAATCACAGGAACGATCCGAATCTACGGGAGGGCGTGAATGTATAGAAGAAGGAGCGAAACCGAC